AGGCTCGATTGGTGCTATTGTCAGTGTGGTCTGGGATGCCGTCCGCTCCAGACTTACCCCAGGAGGATAAATGCCCACTTTAGGTACACAGAATATCTCGACTAGCTATCCCCAGCTTCTAAAGACCTTTGGGCTTGGAGGCGTTGATGGCAATCTCCAAGTCATTACCGATGGCGACAATACCTCATCGGCCCTAAGCCTCTCAACCACCGGCGTGCAAAGCACCGGCTCTTTGGCGGTGGATGGAACCAGCCTTCTTTCCGGCATTGTCACCTTCGGAACCAGCCTAACCGCATCCACTGGAACCGCCACCATCGGAACTCTTTCCGTTGGCACGGCGACAATCAGCACGGCTACCATCTCCACCGCCTCCATCAGCACGGCAACGATCCCGCTCCAGCTTGGCTCAGTCACATTTGGCTCCAATATCACGGCATCCACAGGAATCGCCACGATTGGAACTTTGTCCGCAAGCACGGCCACGATTTCCACGGCCACCATCCCGCTACAACTTGGCGCAGTGACGTTTGGTTCCACCATCACCGCTTCCACCGGAACGAACACCCTCGGCACGATCAGCGTAAACACGGCTACTATCGGAACCATCTCCACGCTTAATGGTTTGTCCGTTGCGACAACGGCAACTGTCGGCACGCTTGAGATTGGTGCAACAGGACCAAACCTCACAAATGCCTCCTACGGAACTGCGGCTTTCACGCTTTCCACGGTTGCCGCCTACAACGCTGCCGGAACCACCAACGGAACAGTTGCACTTACCGGGGCGCAGAATAGCGATATTGTCATCGGAACCCTTAATTCACTTGGATCTGCCACGGGTTCAACCGGCCTAATTATTGGCTTTCATTGCATAGCGAACAACGTGGTTCGTTACTCCATCACCAACCCAACCACCACTGCTGGCACGGTTCCCGCCGGAACCCTGCACATGACCGCACTGAGGTTCACGGCTTAATATGGCTATTAAATTCAATCGCTCTCAGACTTTTGCCACCAACGGTACGGTTACTGCCGCTGGCCTACACAACCTTATTGACGGCACTGATATCTATCAGGCTTTAATCACCGACCAGACCAATCTTACTTCGGTTGGTTCCGGCGACGAACTATTGATTGCCGATGCGGATTTGACCGCTGGCGATGCTCCTCGCGCTGTTACGGTCAACGAGTTGTTTGAGGATGCGCTGACGATCAGCACCTACACCAATGCCAACCTCACAAACATTTCCTACGGCACATCTACCGGCACTCGGCTTGTTTCCACCAATGCCTCAATCACGACCGGCACGATCCCTAGCCTTACTTCCAGCACGGCCAGCATTACCATCGGGACCATCCCGACTCTGACCGCCGGAACCACGACCTCAACCGCCGCCAACATTACCAACGGAACGATCCAGACGCTTACCTCCAGCACGGCTACGATCACCGGCGGAACCTTTAGTGGTTTGCTGAATAGCTCTACCGGTACGTTCTCCGGCGCAATCAACAGCACTTCTGGGACGATTGGCACGCTCAACTCAACCACTGGAACCATCACAAATCTTTCAACCACGCTGGTTGGAGACCTTACCATCAGCACCGGATCTGCCACGGTCGGAACACGCGTGGCCGTGGTCAACGCGGCGCAGGAATATACTGCCGCTCACAACTTCAATGCCACCAGCCTAACGATCAGCACCGGAAGCACGGTTGCTTGGGATCTTGCGGCAAATCAAGTTGCCAAACTGGAAGTGACCACCAACTCAACCCTAAGCACCCCGACCAACCCGGTTGACGGCGCAACCTATATGCTGGTCGTAACTCAAGGCACTGCTGGAAACAACACTCTCTCATTCAGCACGGCATACAAGTTCCCCGGAGGCGTAGCTCCGACCCTGTCCGTTGGCTCCTCTGACGTTGACGTTCTTGCCTTCGTTTCCAACGGCACCGTACTCTACGGCGTAACCAGCCAAGACTTCTCCTAACCACTATGCCTTGGCCCGTCCATCCGACCGGCTTCCTTGGGGCTAGGGGCGACTCCGACACCTACCGCATCGAGCGGAGCTTGCGGTTTAATGACGATGATGCTGCATATCTTTCCAGAACATTTGGAACACCAACGGACGGAAAGAAATGCACATTGTCGCTATGGTATAAGAGGGGAAATCTTGGAGGAGCATTATCATCATTCGGTGGCTCCATATTTGCAGCAAATAGTTCTAATTTTTTTAGCATTGCTGAAAATTCTGCATCTGGAAGTGATGAACTTATGTTGTGGTATGGCAATGCAAGAACTCTCACATCAACAGCAAAATTCAGAGACCCATCCTCATGGTATCATTTGGTTATAGTATTTGATAGCACGCAAGCTACTTCTTCAAATAGGTGTAGGGTGTATATAAACGGATCAGAAGTTACATCTTGGTCAACTGATGCAAGAACAAATATAACACTTAATTCGACAATTACATTTAATACGGCGTCAATTTCTGCGTTAATTAGCGGATACCAAGCTGGAGGAGTTGGACAATTTGACGGCTACATTGCCGAGTATTATTTCATCGACGGACAATCTCTAACCCCATCCTTCTTCGGCGAAACCGATGCCATCACAGGCCGCTGGAAAGCCAAGGCGTACAGCGGGACGTATGGGACGAATGGGTTCTATCTTAAGTTTGCCGACAACAGCGGAACCACCGCAACAACGCTTGGCAAAGACTCAAGCGGTAACGGAAACAACTGGACTCCGAATAATTTCTCCGTAACCGCAGGCGCAGGCAACGACAGCCTTGTGGATAGTCCTACAAATTATGGGGCGGATACTGGATTGGGTGGGGAGGTGAGGGGGAATTATCCTGTATTTAATTCAATATCAAAAAATTCATCAGTAACAATTTCTGATGGAGGATTAAGAGCGGCATTTACAAATAACAGATTTCAATCAGTAACAATCCCAATACCATCAACTGGAAAATGGTATGCTGAATTTACCCCATTAAACGGAAGTAGTTCATATTCGATTGGATTGGGAGATATAAGCCAAAATGCAGATTTAGCATATAGCCTCCTGTCTTCATCTCCAGCAATTTCGTATATAAATAATGGGAATAAGAATATCAACGGATCGGTAACATCAGGAGGTGCAACATATACAACAAACGATATTATTGGAGTTGCTGTTAATGCTGACCTAAATTCTGTTTCATTTTACAAGAATAATTCAATTCAATTTACTGTAAGCGGATCGTCATTTTCAACATACTCTGGAAGATGGGTTTTTGGTGGAGATGCAAGTGCGTCTAGCGAGGTGCTTGTTTTTAATGGAGGCCAACGCCCCTTCGCCTACACCGCCCCATCCGGCTTCAAGGCTCTCTGCACACAGAACCTACCGCAACCGACTATTCAGAAGCCGAGCAAGTATATGGATGCCTTGGCCTACACCGGAACCGGCGCATCCAACTCCATCTCCAGCCTTGGCTTTAGCCCGGATCTGGTGTGGATTAAGAATCGTGGAACGACGACCGATCACGCGCTTTACGACATTGTGCGAGGAGCGCAGGCTCAACTTTCAAGCAACAGCACTGCGTCAGAGGTTACTAGCTCAAGCGGTCTTACTGCATTTGACTCTGCCGGATTCACTATTGGCACAAGCAGTTTGGTAAATACAAGCGGGACGCAATATATAGCTTGGTCTTGGGACGCAGGCTCAACTACATCCACAAACACTTCCGGCTCCATTACAAGCACCGTTAGGGTAAATCCGCAGGCTGGGTTTAGTATTGTGAGTTATACTGGAAATGGTGTTTCTGGGGCAACCATTGGCCACGGGCTTGGTGTTGCTCCCAAGATGGTCATAGCAAAACTAAGAAACTCTGCCGGATTTCAATGGCCTGTCTATCATTCTGGACTAACAAGCGCATCTTATTATCTGTGGCTAAACTCGACTAATGCACAAGCACTAGATTCTGCATATTGGTCAACTACACCCACATCTTCAGTTTTTTCTGTTGGTACAAATGCAAATACGAACAACAACACAAGCCCCTACATCGCCTACTGCTTCGCCGAAATCGAAGGTTACTCCAAGTTCGGAAGCTACACTGGCAACGGGTTGGCAGACGGGCCGTTTGTGTGGTGCGGGTTTAGGCCGAGGTATGCGCTTTTTAAGTACACCGGAGGAACTTCAAACTGGACAATACTTGATTCCTCAAGAAATTCTGAAAATGTTGCAGATGATTATTTAATTGCATCAGGAAATTCCGCAGAAGCAACAGGATTTGATGCAGTAGATTTTGTTTCAAATGGAATAAAAATAAGATATTCTGGAACATCTATTAATGCTTCTGGCGGAACAATTGTTTTCGCCGCCTTCGCCGAATCACCCTTCAAATACGCCAGAGCAAGATAGGAGACCATATGTGGATCACATCAACCAATAACATCATCCGACAACCCCAAGGCATCCGCATTGAAGATGTCAACCATCCGGCCAGCATCTTCTGGTGCTGGAGCAAGGAACAGCTTGCCCAGATCGGGATCAAGCCATACCACCCGGCCAGCGTCCCGGCTGGCGAAAGGGTCACAGGCGCGTATACTGAGGAGGTGGATGGCGAGGTGTACGAGCGTTTTAACACCGAACCGATCCCGCAACCCGAACCCACCCCAGAGGAGCCAGTAAATGACCCTGTCTGAAATAGCCCAATACGCCGGTGAGAAGGTCGGCAAGACCGACTCTGAAACGCTGACTTTCCTCCAGAAAGCCGCAAGCTTGGCTTACCGACGGGTTTGGAACTTCGCCCCTTGGCGTGAGACTGTAACCAGTTCCACCTATTCGGTCGGAACCAGCCGCACCATTACCCTCGGAACCAACGTGGAGACACCGCTCTCCGTATCCTATGACCAATCAGAAGTTGAACCCATCGACCTTGCCACCATCATCAGTCAAGACGCTGATCTGCTTGAGGACACCCGTACGGGTACTCCGGTGCTGTATCACTTTACTGGCAGGAATACTAGCGGAGTTGCACAGCTTGATCTGTATCCGCGACTGGAGACTGCTGGGACGATAAGCCTGCGTGTGGTTGAGAAACTGAAATGTCTTACACGCACTAACATCATTGTTGACTTCCCCCCGACCACGCAGGCGTTGGATGACGAACTTCGCCTGCCTCATGTTCATCAGGTCATCCTTTCCCTCACCCACGCAGACGCACTGGAGCGTGAGCGGCAGTATGCCAAGGCCCAATCTGTCGTGCAGACAGCCAATGCCGATCTTGCGGCGATGGCTAACTACGAACTGAGCCAGGTTGGTGGGATCAAGCAGATCACGCCGTCCAGCTTGGGTGACCTCACCACAGAAGAAATCACAGCCTCCTAATGCCATACTACTCGGACAACCTCGACGACCTATTGGCGTTTGACGGCATCCGCAGTTTTGCGGGTGGTCAAGCCAGCGGTCTGCAATCAGACCTCTTGGCTGAGAACCAAGTTCAGCAGTTGGTCAATATGACCTTGTCACCCAAGGGCAGTCTTGAGACACGGCGTGGCTTGGTCAACTTCAACACCACGGCGACCAGCCAAGAGGGGTCGATTGGCGGGATGCGGTATTTTGATACGGCGCAATACGAGAACCTTGTCACCGTAACGCAGGGCAGACTTTACAGCATCAACTCCAACGGAAGCGCAACCCTGCACCCGCCGGATGAAATCTGGGATTCGTTTACCGGCGTAACTCGAATTTGGAACAATGAGAACCAGCAGTGGGCTGACGGATTTTCAACAACTTTCGATACCAAGGTCAGCATGGCGCAGTTTAATGACAAGATGTATTTGGCCGATGCGGACGGTCCATTGTATTACTTCGACGGTGACGTTGCCACAAGGCAGGGCGGCAAGGTTAGGGCTATCACCATCTCTACGGGCGGAACAGGCTACACCAGCGCAACGGCCATCGTTACCGGGCCGGATTGGGGCGGAACGCTTCCAACCCTAATCACGCAAGTGGCCGGTGGAGCCGTCACGGGAGTAACCGTGGTGGACGGCGGGTCTGGCTATTCCAGCGCGCCGACCGTAACCATTATTGGAAATGGGTCTGGAGCAACAGCCACCGCCACGGTCAGCCCTCCTCCGCTCAATCTAAGGATTTTAATCAACACTGGGAACCGGCTCTTTGGCGTTGGATCAGCAGCCAACCGAAATACGCTTTATGCTTCCGACATTTTGGATGCCTCCATTTGGGATGCGGCAAACTCGGTCATTGTAAACGCCGATGACGGAGATGAGATCACCGCCATCGTTCCATATTACGAGAACCGCATCATCGTCTTCAAGAAACGGCGCATATTCCAAGTTACGATTCCTCCCGATATGACCAGCGCAGCGGATTGGGTGATCCAGCTTATCTCCAATAACACCGGCAGCGTGGCGGAAGGTTCAGCCGTACAGGTCAATTCCGACATCTTCTTCCTTTCCGATGACGGCATCCGCTCTCTGGTTAGGTCTGCGGCGGACGACTTTACCTCGGTTGGTCTGCCAATTTCAGAGGTTATCAAGGATGTTATTCAGGAAATCAACGTGGCCGAGATTGGGATCTGCACGGCGGCCTTCTACGACAACCGCTACTTCCTTGCCGTGCCGACAGAATCAAACGATTTTAACGATACCATCATTGTTTACAACACGGTCTTGGGCGCATTTGAGGGGACTTGGACTCCGAATGTCATGCAGTTTGCCTTGACCAATTTCCAAGACGAGGGGCTTCGGCTGATGAAGAAGTCCACCACTGGACAGATCCAGAAGTACAGCGGATACAAGACCCCAGCACAGGTAACAACCGCCGACTACCAGGATGCCGGTGTTGACTACGAATCCTATGTCCGCACCGCCGATATGGACTTTGGTGATCCTTTTGCCGAAAAGCATGGCAGCCACTTTGAGATTGTGTTTGACGACTCATTCTCGACCGATACGACCATCTCCATTCAACGGGATATTGACGTTGGCGATATTGACGTTCAGCCAAACCTCAACATCTCCAGTGCCGCCCTTACCCTGCCCTTCGTTCTCCCGGCTCAGTTGCCATCCTCGGTCAAGAAAAGGCTTGCCAGCGATCTTCGGGCGTACCAGAAATGGCGTTTACTGAATATCAAGATCCAATCGGCGGCAAACAAGATGGCTATCCGCCAAATCACGGCTGCGGCCAATCCTGACACCATTGAGGTGCAGAAGAACATATCGTGACGGCGGTAGAGTTTATCGAGGCTTCCGGCGTGCCGGAGTCAACCTGGCCAACCTTTAGGGAATGGTTTAATTGGCACTCCGAGCGTGGCCTAGTAGGTGTAGCCAAGGATGGTGATGAGGTGGCTGGGGTAGCCATTGCCAGGTGCATTAAGGGCATGGAAGCCCCTGAGCCTTATGAACATGACGAAGCTGGAGAGAGTGTGTTCGTGGACTTGACCGTGACCTCGATTGATGGTAAAAGTAAC